CAAGAGGCCCCTCAAGCATCCCTTTGCGTATCGATCAGATACACTCAGCGATGTCGACCCATCCCATCTTCATTTTAAGATGGGGACTCTTCCGCAACCCCGCCTCCCATTTTTCGTGGGGTGAGGGATCCTCAGTAAAATACTGATGTAAAGAAGAGTCGTCCTCCTGGTCAACGGTTTTGACGGTCGAGCTTAACGCAAGACCTCTAACCTCCTCTCGTTGTAGCTGAGCATTCCAGCGTTTCCGCGGGAAGCGTGTGCCAGTGCGAGAGTGCAGTCCAAGATGGCCGGAACCGATATGAACCGTCATTAGAGATGACGGCAGGATCGATTCTAAGTACGCGGCGACGTGCAAGTAAAATAATGAATAAAAATTATTTGCACTATCAACCACGCTACAAATCGATTCCGGGTTCTCCGGTACTAGGCTACGCAGATAGACGGGCGTTACATCAACCCCTCTAAATGCGTCAACTCCGCAAGATTCCCTGAAGAAACCTTCAGAAAAACTCTTGCTCTCGTTGACCTTGAAGTCTAAAAGCTCCAAGGCGGCCTGCACCAATTCCCGACAGTCTGAGGGGACGATTATATCGTCACCAAAGACGGCCACCGATCCTACCAAAGCGTTAATATTCTTTAGGGACGGCGTTAGCATCCTGTTCGTAAGAACAGCTGCTAATGCAATACCGAGGAATACCACCGACTGGACAGGAAAGGTACAAGCACTACCCATTGTCGAGAACTTCTTCAGTTCTAGGCGACGGGGTAGGGTCTGATCAAGACCCTGCTCCATTACATGGGTACGCGTCGCTCGGAGGGCGTCTAACAATCCTAGATTGGATCGAAAGAAATTCCCTACGACGTGGCACGACATTCTATCACTCGCGGACTTAAGGTCCAAAGTGCAGAGTGTCCCGGTCTTAGACCCTTCTAAGCAGAGATCTTGATTGAGTGTTTGATCGGTAAACCGAACAAATAGCCCAATCCAGCTGTTAGCTGTGCGATCTCTAAAGTAATGCCAAATATTTTGTTGGCAAAACTGGTGCTCCGAAGGCTCCGCGGCAATCAACCGTGGAGTCTCAAAGGTCTTAGGAACGGCCACTAGCCGACTGAAAGGCACGTAATTATCGTGCATTCCAACGGCGAGTGTCGAGCCAGCCCAGCTGGAATGATTATGGAAACCATAATCAGCAACTGGGTACACGGATTCCAACCGGTCGCTCCAGCCATACCAATAGTACTTATTGGTAGGGCCTGCGACCTGCGAAATCGCGCCTGGGCCATGCTTGAAACGCCAATCCTTAGGGGAGTAATTCCCTAGGGCTGCGTTCAGGCGTCTTGACACGAGGTCAAGATTCCTGAGAAAGACAGACATAGGGCTGATTAGGCCCTTTCCCGAAAACTTATTGTTAAGGTATTTACTATGGCGGAAGCCACAGTAAGTTACCCTAGCCATACAAGTTGAGGGAGTGTCCGAAAACCAGAATAATTCTGGCATCGGGAGACACATGTCTTCAGCAACCATCTTTTGGACCGAAGCCCTAAGTGCGGTTTCTGAGAAGGATAGAGGCACTTTCTTGCACAGGTAAAACACCTGGCGAAGAAAGATGAGCGCCTCTACACTATAGTCCTCCTTCAAGCTACCGTCATCCCTAAAGATCTCCTGGAATAAACCTCCCATGAAAATGGGAAGTTCTTTGCCTTTCCACTTGGCACAAAGTGTCAGTGAACAAGACGACCAAGAGCCCTTCGATAAACATCTATCAAGATGCTTACCAATTAAAGGGAGGTCGACCACAAGGGTTCGAACACCGCGCGCAAGCGCAGTACGGCGGAGATGAGCCAAGTCCATGGACAAGGTCTTCTCCGATTGCGGGAATGCGTAGATGATGTCCTGAAACAGGGCATCATATACGCGAAGCATTGCCTCCACGTGGCTTTTCATGTCTTGAGTTACCTCGAGGCATCCACGGATGGCATTCACTGAGGTCTAACACGCAGACTAACTAGCACTTGGTCCATTAACCTCGACAAGAGGTTGGCCCAAGAAGCACTAGATCTGCCAGGTGTTGAGCTTAACCAAGAACGCGTCAGTAGACGCGATCATAAGGTCAGCGACAGCATCGGGCAAATCCACGTTAGTCTGACCGCGCACGTTTTCCTGGACGAAGTAAAACTTCTCGTGGAATTCGGGCACGGTCGATGTCGCGAACGTCGTAATCACAACTTCAAAGTTGTGGCGATCGTACACGACGCCATTTGCATCCGGCTTCGTTACAGAATGCCGGACCTTGGCGCGGTATTCGACGAGTGTCTCCCGAAGGAGAAACTCACTGCCATAGTTGTCCTGATTAATTTTATTCAGGGACTTGGCACCGGCTACCGCTAGCGTGATTACCAATGGATCAGCAATGGCCATACGAGGCGCTCACTTTCTTACTAAGAGTCTGTTCAGGTTTCTCTCGAGAGAGTTTCCAGAACTAACTTTCAGTATGAAGAGTGAGCCTAGAATCAATCCCGCCTTCCTCTCAAAGAGAGGAAGGTACGTCGGTGCAAACGGGAGCACGGGAGAAGCGACAAAACGCTCCTTCCGTTCGTAACTCGTGCGGTAAAACTTGTTAAGCTTACACCACGTGTCACTTGCAGCTTGGTCAATGGTAAGTGTAGTCTCACAATTAGTGTGACGCATCACCGCTCCATTACCCAAGACTAGTCCAAGAACGTTATTGGTAGCGGCTAATACCGTACCAAAACCGGTGAACCAGTCGATTAACCACGTCCAGGGCATTAACTCCCAGGCCGTGGTCAGGGCTTCGTACGACGTCAGGCCGAAGGTTAGCCGAAAGGCTAAGTCCGACTTTGCCTTGTCATCCATAAAACGTATGGATGAGATGCGTGAGTCGTCTAAAGCTGAGTAGACTTGGGTTCCCCATACCTCCTCGGTAAAGGAATCCCGCAGCCACCCATAGATAAAGGCGCCCTGGCTATGAACTAGCTTATAGGTCGTCGTTATCTTTGCATCCTTGCGAAGCTGCACCCGCCGTCTGATTGTTCGACGTCCTGAACATAGGTCATTCAGAAACCTAAGGCGTTTAGCCATAGCTTTCTGAAACATACACATGTTCCGGACGTCACGAATGAAAGGCGCTATTGCCCATCGCCACGTTAAGTGGCCAGATGCAATTAGCTGCGGAGCCTTAGACAGAAGTTCTGCCCAAGGCCGACTGGTTGTCCAGTCGCCGAGGCCCTTTTGGCCTCGGAACGATGGTTTGGCAAATAAGCCATACCACCCTTTCATCATGGAAGGGATATCTTTCAATTCACCAATAAACGTCGGCACGGATACTTCCGGAGTCGACGGATTGGCTTTTGAAAGAAGGCTCCAAGAAAGATTGTTTTTCTCAAGCACTGAAAGTGCCGGAAAAACACTTCTTGGATCGGGTGAACCAACTTGCCAATTTAATGGAAAGTTATTCATCTCCTTGTTTAAAGAACCAAGGTAGAAGAATTGTCCATCCAGGCCGCCGGTATCTATGTACTGTTTTGAGAGATCCAAAGAGTTCACACCCTTAGGATTCCCAATGACATCTACACAGGCACCTTTGAATCCACTTTTCCTACTAGAAGTGACGGTCGTACCCAGGGGAATATTGTGGTAAGTACCACTGATATTAACCTGGTTATCATACGTCCGACTCCTTCCAGTAGGCATGGGTTCAATCCCTTCAACAAAAGACCGACAAAAGGTAGGCGAAAGCCAACATGAGCAATGACGGCGTTAGCCGTCGCTCATGTAAGGAGCCTCATCAGAGGC